TTAGCTTTCGATACAGTGTAAAGGTTTCTAAAACCCTGTCAATTTAACTATAAAGCGTGTTCTGTTAAATATCCGCTTGTCAGTGACTGTATCTAGGCTAAATGCAGGTTCGCTAGTTGTATTAGTGGGGTTTAGCATTGCCCGTTATTTGTGTTTATTGGTTAGTACATACTTACGGGAACACCTATATTAACCATACCTGCAATTTTCATTAACTATACTTTATACAATTCAAGTATAAATTAAGAGCAAGTATACCATATTAGATACGATATACCTGCTATTAGGCTTGATAATATTGTAGTTATCACAGCAATTACAAAGAAATCGTGAAGAAGGTTTATTACTTTATTCATTTGAGTTCTTTGGAGGTGTGGATAGGAGTCTCCAGCAATGATTAGGTTTACCATATCCGCCAGTCTTCATAAGATGAGTCTTTCTTAATACATCTCTTTTAGTAAGAGTATTAATAGATCTTCTGACTGATGTTATAGGGTAATTATACCCAGCATTAGTGAGTATTTCGTGAACACGATGAGGAGTTAATAAGTACATACTTTCATTTACAGATTGAGCTATAAAGATAAGATGTATTCTTTTGTCCATATTCATAGCATTGTTTTGCTCTGTTTTTAGGTCAATACCTATTTGTCCTGTTGTATTATAGTAACTCATCACATTTTCCTGTGCTTAGTTACAGAGGTCTTGTACTGCTTGCCAGTTCTGTTCTTCTGGCCTTTTACTTCAGTCTGCTCAACTACCATTTGAGTCCTTTTAGACTTGTTCTGTGAAATGACGATTGTCTTTTTCATCTTTTACTCCTGGTTATTGGTTAATTAAAGTTTGTTGCGGGAGTAGGAGTCGAACCTACAGACGTCTACCTTATGAGGATAGATTGAATCCGATTCTTCCCGCATTTATGAGGTATATTAAATTAATACGGCTACTTCCCGTGAAGCGGACAGGCATCAGACAGGTTTCACCGTATTGTTGATATTAGCAAGTGTTAGGTATGGGCTCAACTCCAGGCCCAGTTCATCAGAGTCACCAATTGACTCGCTAATTATAAGTGGATAGAGTACTTTGCAAGAGTACTGCAATCTATCCACTTGGTTAGTTATAGTAAGGTAGTCACTTTGTTATAGAAGTAACTAATTATATAAGAGATATTGAGCCTTTTATAAAAGGCACCTTAAATCAAAAGGCAAGAGCAATGTCTCGTGACACTACTCTTACCTCCAGCAATTGTTATGCTGAGCTATTCCCAGCTAAGGACGCTATGAATCCATTCATATCATCTTCATTCACCTTGGGCACTACTGCCTTCTTCATAACGGTGATAGCATAACCTTTGCCATACACTTTGGAGTCATATGGTTTATCGGTAACCTCTGACTTCCAGTCGATGGCGTCACGAAGATTGGTCATCTGTTTGATCACCCTATCTCGATCAGCACTGGTGTCTTCTGTGAAGGCAGTAAGACCAAAGACATCGTCCTGGGATAAGACCTCTGGTGACAGGTCGCTTACTTCCACCTTGACACTGTCGAGGATCTTCTTTTCGACCATTCCTCTGGAATCCTGGTCATACACCTGAGTCTTGACCTGTTTGGATATGTTATAACTTGTTCCCATTTGAGTACTCCATTTCTGTCGCTGTGCACTAACGACTATTGTTTATTGATTGATTTTCTTGTGCACTGTGCTTACTGGGGAATACCACCACCAAGGAGATAACCACGGACATAGAAAAGAACTCGGAAAGACGATTATCAACTAAAAAGCGAGGTAGGCACCAATATATTGGTGGGGGTAGGATGTATATATACCATACACGCACATTCTAGATAAAATTTTAGAGAATATTCTTGTATCAATTTTATTCCCGTAAGTAAATTGTGATATGAGTAAAATAGATATTGAACACGAAAGCTATGGTTGGAACAATATTCAACCTGTTTACGTTAAACCTACGAATCATAGTCCCTATACAGCACCACTATGGGTATTAGTTATCTCAATTGCTGTTGGTACCATATTCAATATTATTATGACAATAGCACGATGCAATACTACGGATATATCTTTTTAGTGTGCCAGTAAGCAAGCATCATAGAAGAAAACGATCCAATGGCATGAGGAAAAAAATTATAAATACAGTAAAATCTTATAGAAAGTGGATAAAGTCTCCAAAGAGACTTTATGACCCCTTACTAACCAGAGTTAGTCATCCCGCCTCAGAAGAAGGAGATGAGTGACTAATAGTACTAAGACTATAAGTACTATTAGTCTTTGTAATAGTAGTCTTAAATGTCTAGGGACATTTAAGACTTATTAGCTAGCTAGTATGGGAAAGACATTAAAGATTATAGTGGATAAGATTAATAGTCTATTTACCCCTCCAAAGGAGCCAGTTGAAACTCGAGAAGAGCAGCTGGCTCCCCCTCTTACTTACTACACTATGGATGTAGCAGCTACTGACAATTACGACGACAATCATTTTTATAACGACCTAGATTCACTGGAGAAACCGTATGAAGTATCAGAAGACTACGAAGAAGTCTAAGCGTGGACATAATAAGAAGAAGGCATCTAAAAAACGGAAGACTAAAAAAGGGTGACCGACGAGAATACATCGAACGAGAATACCGAATCTTCACCGAAGAAGAAGCCAGAGACAGGGACATACAGTACGTCAATTGGACAAAAGTGGGGAAAGGGAAATGGGGACTCACAGACGACGGATGGGTCGGAGAGTGCATCGATAGACGACAATATAAGGAGAAAGACAACGTAGTATTTTCATTTGGGCAGTATTGGTATACTCCATCGAATAAATACGGGAAGTGTGAGTATGCCCCTCATAAGGAGTCTGAGAGTTACGCTATGACGTCTCCTAAGAAACCATGGGAAGTTAAGAAGGGTCGGAGGGAATACAAGAACTTTGTGAGTGTATATGTTGCGCAGATGTTAGAGGGTAAGGTTGATTACACCACATTGGGCAAGGTTTTTGGGGAAAGCAAGAATTATGAAATAAAAGCTCGTATGCTTTTGAAGAAGGAGTATGTAAAGGAAATGATAGACAAAGAATTAAAGGCAGTATTTGAGGAAAAGGGAGTCAATGAGGGGAGCGTCATAGATATGATAAATGATGCCCATAAAATAGCTAAAGAGAAGAACGATCCGTCTAATATGTTGAGAGCTGCTGAAAATTTTGTTAAAATACTTAAAATGGACGCTAAAAATGAGCAAAAAGACTCATTTGACACGGAATTGAGTTCGTTAGAACGTATTGGGAATGCCATGGAGCTAAATCCAGCACAAGAAATACTAAGTGAGCCTGTTTTAGAAATAAAGGGTGGTAGTGAAGATTAGGAGATACCCAGTCGTGTACTATGAAATTACGACAATCTTTATCAGGGCGGGAATCTTTAGAGGTAGGGAAGTATTTCGTGTAGTACGCCCAAAATGGCAGTTAATGCCAGGCGTTATGGCGTAAAATGGTAACGGAACCTCAGAATAGAGCCGCTGATGTCAAACTAAAGATAAAAAACGCTATGGCTAAGGATATGTTGCAATTTGGCAAGGTAACTATGCCTAATATGTTTACAGTTCCTTCTCCTCCATTCCATCACGACATGACAAAGACTTTTTTAGATAAGGATGTCACCAAGTTAAATATAATTGCTCCCAGGGGGCACGCTAAAAGTAGCATCGCTGGTTGTGTATTTCCTATACATCATATTTTTTTCGATAGCGGGCCTAAGTTCATTGTTCTATGTAGTAAGACCCAGGGGCACGCTATTGATATGTTGCAGTCTATCAAGGACGTTCTAGATTACTCTCAGGAATTAAGGGCTATATTTGGGTATTATGGACAACATTCAGCCAAAGTGTGGACAAAAGACCGAGTTGTCCTAAAGGACAACACAATTATTGTCTGTAAGGGCACTGGTCAGCAGGTTCGTGGTCTAAAACACGGAAACCAACGTCCCACGCTATTTATTTTAGACGATCCTGAAGACGAGAACAATACAAAGACCAAAGAAGCGATGGAATACAACTTAAGATGGTTATTACAGGGTTGCGAACCCTCATTGGATGCGAAAAAGGGTAGAATTGTAGTGATTGGTACTCCACAGCACGAGACATGCATGATTGAAGTTCTAGGAGGGATGAAGGGCTGGAAAACATTTAAATACCAAGCATTATCTGATGATGGTAAGAAAGCATTATGGCCTGAACAGTGGAGTGCTAAGGCATTGAATCAGAAGAGAGATGAATTAGAATCTATAAACAGGTTGTCTGTATTCTATAGAGAATACCAATGTCAGGTTGTTGGAGACGAAGACCAGTTATTCAAGGAGGAATATCTTCAATGGTGGGATGGAAGATTAGAAGAGGGGGATGAGGAGTATCATATACTTAACATTACTAGTAAAAATGGCGTCAAATATAAAGACCCATTAAAAATACCTGTATTTGTGTTTATGGGTGTTGATCCAGCTTCTTCAACTAAACAGACTGCTGACTATTCAACAATAGTTACTATAGCAGTAGATGCAGATAACAATAGGTACGTTCTTCCTTATTACAGGAAGCACGCAAAGCCCATGGCTCTAGCTGAGGCTATTCTTGGTCAACATAAGAAATACAATCCTAAGCGCACACATATTGAGAGCGTTGGTTATCAGGAGATGCTTAGAGACTATCTTAGGAATCAAGAACGGTATATAGCTGGCTTGGAGAAGAAGATAAACCCGAGAACACATAAATCTGTACGCCTGGAAACAATGGAGCCTTATTTTTACAAAAAGAAGGTTTATTTGCAAAGAGGGATGGAAGAATTGAGAAGTGAATTAATTATGTACCCCAGGGGTAAGAATGATGATTTATTAGATGGATTGTATTATGCAATGCTAAATCTATATAAACCGTACATAAGATCGACTGAGGGTATCTCCAAATCAGAGGAGGGGCAAGAATCCCAAAACTACGACTGGGCGGTCTTGTAATCTCTAATGGAACTTTTTTAAAACTTTTTACGTTAAAGGGAATAACTAATGCCCAGTAGTTATAATAAGAAGAAACAATCCGTCTTGATGAATGGAAAAATGAAGGATGTCTTAGGGTATAAGACTCCGTCTGCTCCAGAAGATAAGACCGTTCACCCTAAAGTCATAAAGTCTTTAGAGCTCTTAGAGCATTATATGAATATGCGCAATGAATGGGCTACTAAGTTTAGAGAAGCCGAAGAATTTAGAAATGGCGTCCAATGGAGTTCCACGCAAGTAAATGAATTAAAGAAGCGTGGGCAGACACCAATTGTAGTAAATCGTATTCACCCAGCCGTCGAAACAGCTAAAGCGATGTTAACAGCACGCAAGCCTGAGTTCAGGGCAACGGCTAGGGAAGACAGCGACCGAAAGGTCGCTGATGTATTTTCATCTCTATTTCAATGGATGTTTGATATAAGTGCCGCTGAGGTAGAACTAAAGCGGATGATCGATGATTATTATGTCGGCGGGATGGGCGTATTACAGGCCTATCAAGATCCTAACGCTGATATGGGTAATGGGGAGGTTATTTTAAAAGCTCTCTACCCTCTTGATGTATATATAGATCCGAATGCCAGAGACCCCTTTTGCAGAGACGCAGCTTCTATTATCGTAGCTCGGTTGATGACTGATGAGGAGGCGTTTAAACAATGGCCTGAGTATAAAAGCACAATAAAATCGGCTGAGATATCTGACCATGTTAGATATCCTAAAACATCACTCGAGAGACTAGATGGTCAAATAATGGCTGGTGATCTAGATACTCAAGACAATGCGCATCATCAAAAGCGTGAATATATTGAACGCTATAGTCGGATTAAGCAGGATGTGTATAAAATTTACGACACAACAACAAAGTACCAAGCTCTATACACTAGTAAAGAATATAAAATGTATAGTGAGGAACCTGCTGTAGAGTTACTGCCTACTAAAGGTGAGGTATCGT